TGACGGCAATCCATCATTTTTAATTGTTCGACTCCCATCGCCTCCACCATGCAAAAGGGACGTCATTTCGTTGAGAATTGGCGTCCTTTTCTTTATCATGGTAACATTTTTGGTAACACACCGCTGAAAAACAGCTTTATAAACGCAAAAACAGCCCTGAGGAACCGTCAGGATCCCCGGGGCTGCTGCTATGTATGGCTTTTTTTGGCTGGGCGACTTACTTTCCCTGTGCCTTCAGCCTATTGGGCATCGTTACTCAGACAAAGAGACAATCTTCCGCATTACTAGCTCATACTCTTTCGGGTACACCAGCTTTATTGCGTTCATGTGTCTGTCGAGCACCTGCATCAGACCGCCGAAAGGAACAGAGCTGGCAGCCGCCACAAAGTCGCTTTGTGGTTCCGCTGCTGTGGAGTACGCCGCCGCATAAGTCACGGGCGGCAATGCCTGGGTCTGCGTTTCAGGTGCGTGTGCTTCTTCCAGCTCGTCCCGCACAGTGCAGAGGGCAGCAAGCTTCTCCACGCTCTGCCAGTCCGTCGAACCGCATTTCAGCTTGTGAATATGGGTGTTGATCTCGTCAATGTCCATGCCTGCCGCCCCCCTTATCACATATTGTTCAGGATGTCCAGAGCGCGCTTGTATGCGTCACGCTCGGCGCCGGTCGCGTCCTGCATCATGTTCTCGATGTCAGAAATCATTCGCTCCCGGCCATCGCCGCGCGAGTAGTGACCGCGCACATAGTGCCGCCCACGGTTTGCGTAGCTGTTGCCCCGGTTATAGTTTTCGGTACGTCCGTAGTTGCCGCGCATATCAGCTTCCCACTCACCAGAACGGCTATAATCGCCGTCCTCCAGCATCATGATCTTGTCGATATTTTTGATGGTGTCGGTCAGCTTATGTACGGTATCCAGAACGCGATCGTTCAGGCCGTTCTTGGCATCGCGGTTGTACTCGTCCAGCTCCTCGCAGAGCATTTCACGCAGATCATAGAGATTCTTACTCATGCTATACTCCTTTCCTTATGCAACGCGCTCAACGATCAGATTGCTGTTTGCAATGCTGATTGCCTGCGTGCTAGTGTTTTTCAGCGCCACAGTAACGCAGCAGCCGCGGGGGACTTCAACGAACACCGCCGTAAAGACGTTGCTGTACTGATCCACTGCCGCCGGGGTGACAATTGCGGTTGCGCTGTTGAGAGCCTCGCCGCCGACAGCCAGCGCCACGGAGATAGCGCCCACAGTGCCGCCGGTAGGGATGGCGATGTTGCCGCCAAAGCTTACTTTGAAGCGCGCAAAGCACTGCCCATTGGTCAATCCTCTTAATGTTACAACTCCTGCGCCCTCTCTATGAACAACACAGGAAGAACCTTTTACAGACGTCTCAGTTAAAGGAAGATTCCCTCCTGCTGCCACAGTCTGAATTGCGCTTGATGTAAATTCAGCCATATCCAAACTCCTTTCTGAATTTTAGTTGTTATGTTTGGTCTTTTGATTATTTCCTTTTACCACTGGAATTTCAATGCAATCAGAATCTGACCACCCACGGCGTTTTCTGTCTGCAAGCGTTTCCTTTTTTATCCCAGTGATTTCAGCCCATTCAGAAACGGTCTTTGTTTTTCCTTTGTATGTGATAAAAACATTCCGTCTTGTATTGTTGCTTTGCTGCTTTGCAGTAACCCAGCGGCAATTCTCAGGGCAATAGTTTCCATTACTGTCTATTCTGTCAATCGAAAGATTTTCAGCATATCCATTTTTTAGCGCCCATTCACGAAACGCTATAAAAGATTTTGCCCATTCTTTGCATACCGTTATGCCACGTCCACCGTAAAAAGGATAACCGATGCTTTCTTTTCGGAAGCAGCGTTCTTTCATTCCGCGCCATATCGAATGAAGCCTTTTGTCCGAATCTTCGTATATCCGACACCGTTTAGAAACAAGTTCTGCTTGTAAGCATCCACACGATTGGGTTCTTCCTGTTTTTAGACTGATACCATTTATGGATTTGACCGTGCCACAGTCGCACTTACAAATCCACCTGGTTTCATCTTTTTTACATTCAAAATCCCTATGGAGCACGACCAGTCTTCCAAATCTCATTCCAGTTAAATCAAACAACTTTGACATAATACAAGCTCCTTTTTATCTTAATTAAGTTTAATTAAATTATAGCATATTCACGGCTTGATTTCAATGCAAAATTGTGTTAAACTTAATTAAACTTTAGGGGGTGCATTATGAAAAATAACGACTTGAAGAACCGGGTAAGATTTTCAACCACCCTGCGTCCCGATGTGGAGCAGGCATTGAAAGAACATTCTCAAAAAAGCGATATTCCCATCAGCAAAATTGTAGATAAAGCTCTTTCCCAGTATCTGAAACTTGAAGAAAAGCACTGAAAACGCCGGGACTACTGCCCCGGCGCTCTGGTTTGCAAAATCAGCTCAGGGGCTGAACAGGCTACAAATTGTAGTCAGTTGCCGTTATTCGGTTAGGCGCAACCGTTGCAGCCGCAACCGGTGCCGCAGTTACCGTACTGGTAGGGTGCGGGTACCGGGAAAGCGGGCACAGGGCGGGGGTTGTAGTAGGCCAGCTGACCGCTCATGTAGGCCTTGAGCGTTTCGTTCTGGGCTGCCTGAGATGCCGCAAGCTGTGCTGCGAACAGCTGCTGCCCCTGCTCAGCAATCTTTGCGTCCTTTGCCTCGATGCGCTGTGCGGTCAGGGCGTCAAGGATGGCGCGGGCGTTCTGGTTCTGGTTGTCGATGATGTCCCGGGTGGTGTTCTGCACCGTGTTCCGGGTCTCGCAGGACTGGGTGGCCAAATTGTAGTTGACGCCCTGAATGGCAGAGCGGTTCTCGCAGCAGCAATCCTGCTGCTGCATCTGCATGGCAAACAGCTGCTGCATGAACGCCGCCTGCTGGTTTGCGCGGCTGATCTCTGCGGACATAAAGCCGTTGCTCACGGTCTGCTGCACGCCGTTGACAAGCTGCGCCTGCCGGTAGAAGCCATCACACATGCCGTTGTTGATACCATCCATCTTGCGCTCGATGTTGGCAAAATCGGAGGTCAGGACGTAGCCGTCAACGACACCTGCACCGGTGTTGCCATTGCCGCCCCAGTTGCCGCCCCAGCCGCCGCAGAAGGCAAACAGGAACAAGATGATGATCCAGAGCAAGCCGCCGTCACCCCAGCCAAAACCACCATTAGAACAGGTATTTGCAGGCTGAACCGGCATAGTCATCATAGGAGAATCGGTAGATAAGCTCATAGTAAGCTCCTTTCAAAATTTTTTATACAAATCTGCGCAGATATTGTATTTTTGTGGTATAATAGAAACAGATAAATCCACCATGCTATACGGAGGTTTTTATGGAGAATTGGTTACCTGTTCCTGAATACGAAGGATTATATGAAGTGAGCGATTGTGGAAACGTAAAAAGCATGAATTATAACCACACCGGAAAATCTAAGAATCTTGTTCTCAAAAGTCATAAAAGCGGATACAAAACGGTAATGCTCTGCAATAAATCGGGAAAGAAAAACAAGTCCGTTCACGTTCTTGTTGCAAGTGCATTTCTTCCAAATCCAGAAAATCTGCCTTGTGTAAATCATATTGACGGAAACAAGAGCAATAACTTTGTTGGAAATCTCGAATGGATTTCTCGCAAGGGGAATACACAACATGCAATTGCAACAGGGCTTCGTGCCGATTCTAATATGCGTGGTAGAACTGGGTCTTTGAACCCATTGAGCAAACCGGTTGCCCAATACACAAAATCTGGTGACTTTATGAAGGTGTGGAGTGGGTATTCCGAAGCTGCCAGAGCTTACGGATGTAAGCCTTGTACAATCATCAACTGCGCAAAAGGTAGGATTAAGTCTTGTAAAGGCTTTGTCTGGAAAGACGTTTAATGTGGAAGGAACTGCTGAAACTGCTGCGCCATCGCCTGCAGCTGGTTTAGCTGATTTTGCGACATTTTGCCGGATTGCAGCAGCTTTTGCACCTCTGCTTTCGGATCGCCCTGAAAGTTTGCGCGGAACTGCTGGAACTGCTGCATCATCTGGCCAAACTGACCCATAGGGTTTGGCATGGCGGGCATACCGCCGCCCAGTGCATTAAAAAGAGGATTTGCCATACTTATTTGACCTCCGTTTCAGGTTTTGCAGGCTCTTGCTTCTCAAGTGCCGCACAGCGGGCTGCCAGCGCGTCAAACTCTGCCCGGGTGACAAACTCCACGCCGGGCTGCTGCGCCGTTTGTGGCGGCGTTTTTGCGGCTGTGGTGCGCTCCTTGTAGTCAAACACCCGGAGGGGAAGCGGCATACCGCTTGCATCGGTGCTCTTGATGTAAAACGCGCTGTTTTCGCTGTCCATCAGAAGCACGCTGTTTCCTGCGGCAACCATGTATGCTTTTGCGCCCTCCTCTCCTTGCACCCAGATGATGGACGGCGTGCCCTGCGTTTGCTGCGCCGCTTGCCCCATCATGGGCTGCTGGTAGGCGTTCTGCCGCAGCTGTGCAAGCTGATCCGGCATTGCCTGCCCATAATAGCCTGGCTGGTATCCGTATGGAATGTATGGCATCGCTTAGTCCTCCTTGTACCAGTAAAAAATTGGGCACTCTGCGCCGCTGTCCCAGCTGTCCAACCACTCGCCATTGATAACAGCCAGAACGTGGCCGGAGCAACCCAGAACGTAGATCCCGCGCGGGTACTCCCTTGCAAAATCCTCCACGGTGTAGCAGGTGGAGCAGTCTGCCTCGACAAGGCGGCGCTTGAATCCGCGCTTTTGGAGGTACGCGCCCCATGTGCGATTGGCGCTTGGCATATCGCCCAACGCGTAGCCCATCATGGCAAGCCCTACATACGCCTGCTCCCAGCTTTGCCCGGTGGCAGCTGCAACGGCTCGCACTGCACAGTCTCCGACGCTGCTGCCGCGCGGGTTGGGGTTGAACTTGTGCCACATGAGCGCCCCCTCCTTTTGCGGTTATCGTACCAGAATGCCACGCCGTGAGGGACAACTAACGCACAACGAAGGACAAAAAAAGAAAAGCGCCCACACGGAAAAATCCGTATGAGCGCTTGAAAAATTGTATATAAACAAAGAATCCCCTGCTTTGCCGAAGCCCTGCGTGCCACGCGGGGTGCGTTGTAGGCAAAGCAGGGGATTCTTTGCATCTCCCGCATGGTACGCATTGCGAGTAGGCGGGCGGGAGACTGGTCGGCGCCTATCTGGCAACCGCTTTTTTCATTCCCAGATAAAGCACTGGGCTAGCTGGCAAATATCCACCCTGTTGTGCTTCTTCGAGAGGCCGGGTGGATTTGTTGAGATAATTATACCACAATTCGTGCCAAAAGAAAAGCCAGCGGGTAAACGTTCTTCCGCTGGCTCTCTGTACACATTTCTCCGAAGTGTGTGTACTCTACTTCGGACGGTATAAATATTATATCACACATCCAGCATTTTTTCAATGCCTTTCAGCCGATAGCCTACCGCCGTCCGGCTGTAATGTGTCTGTGCTGCAATGTCCGGCAGCGGAAGCCGCTCAACGTACCGCAAAAGAGCTATCTTACGGTCTACCCTCCCAAGCGGTGCGTTTTTGATGGCGGCGATCGTCCTCTGTCGGTCAAGTCCTTGCAGCGCAGCGGGCAGCACTACACGAGCCGCCGCCACAGGCAGCACCGAGCCAGAAGGGCTGCGGCAGCTGCCCGGCGTTGCGAACCATATTGCCAAGCACGGCAAACTGGTATGTTTTCGTGAAGCCACGAAGACGTGCGCAGACCATTTTCGTGGCGTGCCGAAATTGCTCTTGTGTGGCGTACATTTTGTTGGCGTCAACAAAATGCTCGTATGTAGTGCTTGCCATGATATACTCCTTTCAGCGAGAAATAAGCGGGATGGCCCAGAGTGGGAAGAAAATGCACCAGTATAAAAACCGGGTTTTGAGGGGAACTGCAAGATTTTCTTTTCCAATGGATTTGCAATCGCGTCTCCAGATAAAGAAGAAAGGCGTAAAAAGCAAAAGCTGTGCAAAAACAGCAACAATTTCTGCAACAAAAAATGTTTTTAGATTCACGGCGTGCTCCTTACTGCGTAATTTCCTCAGCGTTCGCCGCATCCTCAGCGTCCAGCGCGTCGTAGTACGCCTGCGCAAGGGCTTCCACCTCTGCGATGTCGTCCTCCGTCAGCAGGCCGTTGTCCAGATGGGTGTACGCCTTGTCCAGCCAGTATGCTACGTCGCGCCCTGCGGCGATTTCCCGCTTGATGGAGCGCAGGGTCAGGTCGTGCCGGGCTTTACTTTTGATAGCCATAGTCAGTCCTCCTTTAGGTCGTTGTCATGGACGCTACTGCGTCCTCAAGGTCAGTAATGCGTTTGATGGGGTCAGCCCTGCCGGTGACGGTCACGCTGTCTGCATCGGTCAAGACTGTGTTCACTCTGCTCAGAGCAGAGATGAGCTGTGCACCGGTTGCGGTGAAAGAGATGGGTTCAATCAATTTATAGGCTAACTGTGCA